TTCTGACGAGCGCCCGCTGGAGCGAAGCCACCGCCACCCCCCTGGCCGACATCAAAGCCGCCAAGCTGAACGCCCATGTGCGAAGCGGCGTGAAGATCACCCGTCTGGTCTTCGGTGCGAACGCCTGGGAATACTTCGTGGCCCGCGTCAACCTGAAGGAACTGATGGATGTCAACTACCGTGACAACCAGTCCCTGATCAAGACCATGTATGACGGCTATGAAGGCCAAGAGTACCTGGGCGTGATTCAGAGCCTGGACGGTGGCGGTCGCATCGAAGCGTGGCTCGACACCAGCAAGTACGTGGACGAAAACGGCGCCGAGCAGTTCTTCCTCGACCAGGACACCGTGGTCGGCGTGGGCAACGGCGTTGAAGGCATGCGCTGCTTCGGCGCGATCAAGGACGTGAAGGCTGGCCTGCGTCCCCTGGAAGTCTTCACGAAGATGTGGGAAAACGAAGACCCCAGCGTCGAGTACCTCATGAGCCAGTCGGCTCCGCTGATGGTGCCCAAGCGCCCGAACGCGACCTTCAAGATCAAAGTGGTCTGATCGTCGGCGCATGAAGGGGAGCCCAATCGCAGGGCTCCCCTTTTTCTCAAGTTCATTTCATCTCTGGAGATTTCAGCATGTCCACACCAAAAACCTACACCCGCGAAGTCATCAACTCCATCACGCTGGGTCGTGACGGCAAGCGGATTACCCTGTCCACCGGCCAAGTCTTCGATTTCACCCAAGAAGAGTACGACCAGATCATGAAGTCGAGCCCTACGTCGATCAGTTCCAAGGTCACCGTCGATCTGGATTCCGGTGACGCAGACCCGAGCAAGCTGGGCGACGACGCTGCCTCGGCTGCTGTCAAAGCCGCTGCTTCCAAGACCGCGCCTGCCAAGACCGCCAAGGCCAAGGCCGACGACCTCTGATCGTCGCTCCACCCAACTCACACAGGAGCAACCCATGCCCAAACGAATCGTCAACGCCACCGTCATGGTGCAGCGTGAAGGCAAGTTGGCTTACCCCCAGGTCGGCCACCCTTTCGACTTTACCGACGCAGAAGTGCAGAGCATCACCAAGTCTGCACCGAAGGCCCTGAGCAAGATCATCTTGGCCGATGCGCCTGCGGTGGTTGCGGCTGAGCCTGTGGTGGTGGCCGAGTCTGCTGTGCCCAAGGCCTCGCCCCTCGCGCCTCGCACTCGTTCGGCCTGAGCATGGCCTTCGACTTCGCTGAATTGAAGTCACAGACACGCCGAGTGGTGCATGACACCCTCGGCGTTTCGGCGCTCTACAAAGACGCCACGATGAGTGCCCCCAAGGAAATCCGCGCACGTTGGCTCAGCCAGAAGATTGACCGTTACGGTGATCTGGTCGAGCAGGGCTACGCTGATGTCGTTGAGGGTATTGATCGAGTCGTGCTTTTCCCCTGCGACTACCCCACGCTCAATTTCTGCCGTGGCGGTGAAATCACTTTTCCCGCGTACAAGCGCACCTTCCGCCTGGACGTGCTGGAGCCTGTCACAGGCCCGGATCAGGTTGTTTGGCAGGTGGTGCTCACATGAGCGCCGTCATCACCGCCAACTCGCTCAAGAGCCTGCAGCGGTTCTTTGATGACCTCCCTGACATCGCCGAAGAGGCAGCAGTGCTTGCGATCAACGACACGGTGCAGCGCGAAGGCTTGACGCTGATCAAGAAGGACATGCGCGATCAGGTGAACTTCCCTGCGGGCTACCTGGAAGGTGGTCGTTTGCGCCCCACGCGCTTTGCCGGGCGCGGTCGGCTTGAGGCCGTGATCCGTGGTCGTGACCGTGCCACCTCACTCGCCCGCTTCGCACCTGGGCAGACGCCAGCGAACACCCGAGGTCAGGGCGTGCGCGTGGGCGTCAGCAAGGGAAGCAGCAAGGTCAACAAGCGCTTCTTTCTGCGCAAGCTGAAGAACGGCAACACCGGCCTCGCGATTCGCCTGAAGCCCGGTGAGAGCCTCGGGCAAACCAGCGGCGCCGTGGAAATCGGCGACAACGTGTTTCTGCTTTACGGCCCTTCCGTTGATCAGGTGTTCCGTGGTGTCGCTGACGACCGCGCCGCCGAAATCATTGGCATCGTTGAGGCCAAGTTCCTTCGTCAATTTGGGAGACTTGCTCGTGCCCGCTGAAGTCCCATTGAAGCTGCAGGTTCTGAAAGCTCTGACAGAGCACCTGCAAGGCATCGTCGGCCCCGATTGGGGTGACTTCGATTTGAGCGCCTCTGTGTTCCGTGGTCGCAATCGTTTTGGTGAGAACGATCCTGTCACGATGCTCACGATCCTTGAAGCACCTCGCCCTGACCAGGGCCGCGAGGGCGGCGAGAACAATGCCAGTCGTTCGTATGAGTGGAGCCTTCTGTTGCAAGGCTGGACCACGGACGATCCTGTCAATCCCCTGGACCCTTGCTACTACCTGCAAGAGCAAGTCGAGCGCCGTCTGGACATGATTGTCGCGGTCAAGCCGGGCAGTGGCTTCCCGCGTCACCCGACCGCCTACATGCTGGGTGGATTGGTCTCAAGTTTTTCCCATGGGCCGGGTGTGGTTCGTCCCCCGACCGATGGGCTATCGAGCAAAGCCTTCCTGTATATGCCTTTGCGGGTGGGCTTGGCAACTGTGGTTTGAAACGTCACTCCTTTGAGTGATAATTCAACCGTTCGTTATCTTATCAACTAGGAGTTTCCCATGCCATTGACCGCAGATTTGGGCGGAAAGAACTACACCCTCGGTCGTGGCCGAGTGTTCTTTGACCGCTTCGCCCCCAACGCCGTTGTGAACGCACTCACCCGTGGTGACGGCGAACGCTACCTGGGCAACACGCCCGAGTTCTCGACCACTTCGGAATCCGAAGACCTGGAGCACTTCGACAGCGACGCTGGCATTCGCACCAAGGACGACTCGGTGCAGTTGACGCTGGATCGCAGCGGCACCTTCACTTGCGACAACATCGACCCCGAAAACATCGCCCTGTACTTCCTGGGCGTGGCATCGAGCGTCGTGCAGGTGTCGGCCACTGCCGTGATTGAAGTGTTCACCGCTGCCAAACGCGGTCGCTTCTACCAACTGGGCGTGACCGAAGCCAACCCAGCCGGTGTGCGCAACGTGAGCAACGTGGTGGTCAAGTCGGGCGGCGCTCCCACCTGGGGCACCACGGTTGCGGCCGCAGGCAACTACGAAGTCGATGAAGTCCGTGGACGCATCTACGTCGAATCCGACTCGGCCGACATCGACGAAGAAGACCTGCAGATCACCTATGACGTTGCTGCCAGCACCCGTGAGCGCGTGGTGTCCGGTTCGGCTTCGGTCTACGGTGCGTTGCGCTTCGTGGCCGACAACCCCAAAGGCCCGAACCGCGACTACTTCCTGCCCTACGTGAAGCTCGCTCCCGATGGCGACTACGCGCTCAAGGGCGACGAGTGGCAGACCATGGGCTTCGGCTTCGAGGTGCTGAAGAAAGCATCGAACATCGAGGCGATGTACATCGACGGCCAGCCCGTCCTGACGCCCTGATTGAAGAGTGACGCATGGGACTCCACAACTACACCCCCCAGCGTCACGAAGTGCCCCTCGGGGGCGAGAACAGCATTTCGGTGCGTGGTCTCGCCCTTGAGGACATTTCGCGTCTTATCCGTCATCACCTGCCCGACATCGAATCGCTTTTTGAATTGTTCAGCAGCGGCCTTGCCGTCAAAGATCAAGAGATGGAAACCCTGGTGGTCGCCATCGTCAAAGACGCACCCGGCTTCGCTGCCAACCTGATCGCCTTGGCGTGCGACGAGCCGACCGAGGCCAAGAAGGCTGAACTCATTCCATTCCCGCTGCAGGTGCAGGCGATCCAGAAGATCGGCGACCTGACCTTTGCTGAGGTGGGTGGAATAAAAAACGGCCTGGAGAGCATCGCGGCTCTCCTGAACCTGGATCGAATCAAGAAGAGCTTGCCGGGGACGAAGAAAGCCGGGTGATCCGGTTCTACCTGGGCCTTCGCCGCGATGTGAGCTTGCTGCTCTCCGAAGGCCACAGCGAAGCCCGCCGTTACCCGGTCGTGATGGTGTGGAACGAAGCCCGGATCGTAAGAGAGCGGCACGCGAATCGGAGGGCACGGGACTCAGCGGTCACGCAACTTGTGCTCTCCACCTTGTTCAGCAAAAAGGCTGGCAAGGAACTTGAGAAGCTGTTGAATAAGGTGGCCGAAAGTGACTGACCGCAAAGAACTCGAACTGCTCGTCCGTGCCCAAATCAAGGGAGGCAAAGACCTTGAGGGTGTCGCCAAATCGATTGCCAAGATCGGTGACGCGATTGACGAGCAGACCGAGGCGGCAAAGCGCGGTGAGAGTCGCATTGACGAACTCAAGGGTAGCCTGGAGGGCCTGAACCTCATCCAGAAGCAACTCGCCGGTCAGAACAGCGCCATCCAGTATTTCGAGAAGCTCACCAAGAGCATCACGGCCAGCGAGACCAAGCTGGACGCGCAGACCAAGCGCTACACCGAGTACCTCGCGCAGTTGGAGAAGGGCGGCACTCGCACCGATGCGCAACAGAAGAAGCTGGAGAAGTACGCGCTGTCGGTCGAGAAGTCGGCCAGCGTGCTCGACAACCAGCGCAAGGCACTGGCCTCGCTCGAAAGTGAATTTCGCGAAGCCGGTGTGTCGGTTGATCAACTCGGTGATGTCACCCGGCGCAACCTCGAACTGCAGGCCGAATTGGGCCTTGCCTACCAGCGCGGCGAGCAGTCGATCAAAGGGTACAGCGCAGCGGTGCGTGCGGCTCGTGAAGAGCAGCGCAAGATGGCTGAGGTCAATCAGCAGGCAGAGCAGGCCATGCGCCAGTTCGCAGCCGCTGAGAAGCGTGCCGACGACGCCCGTGCCGCCCGCCAGCGTGATGCCGATCAGGTGCTGGGCTTCCAGCAACGCGACGCCAACGAACGCGGCAACCGCAACGCTGAGGTTGTGGCGGCTCGCCGCCTGGATGAACAGCAGCGGCAGGCCGCAGATCGCGCTCGTGAGCTTGCTGCCCTTCAGCGTGACATCGTTGACCGCTCGGCCACAGCCGCGTTTCAGCAGCAGGCCAAGGCCGCGCAAGACACTGCCCGCAGCTACACCACCCTGGCCCGTGCAGCCGGTGATCTGAACCCGAAGGTCAAAGGGCTGCGTGAGGCGATCAACGACATCCTGAATCCAACCGACGCGGCCCGTGCAACCATCGACGGCCTGGAGAATGAGGTCGGCCAGCTTGCGGCTTCGGTCGGCAAGATCAGGGGGCCGGTGCAGGGCTACAAGGAGCAGATCGAACGTCTGGTCACGGCGCAGCGCTCGCTAGGCCAGCAGGCCTCACTGATCGACAACTTCAACAAGCAGGTGATCGCACTGCGTGCCGCTCGCGCCGCATTCACCGAGGCTCGGGCTGAGGTCGGGCGCTATGCGGCTGAGGTCGCCAAGGGTGGGGATGAGGGGGCGCAGTTCGCCGCCAAGCTCGCCCAGGCGCAGAACGCCTTGCGTGGGTCTGCTCAGGTCCTTGCTCAACAGGTCCAGGCCACGCGCAACAGCCGCGACGCGCTTCGGGCTGCTGGGATAGAGACCGACAACCTTGCGGCCTCCCAGGCCCGTCTGAACGCGGCTGCGCGGGCGTCCGTGACGGCGGTGACCAGCCTGGATGCTGCGGTCGAGAAGTACGGCCAGTCGACCAAGCGTGCAAGCGGCTCCAACCGCCTGTTCGGCGACGAGGGCCGCACGACGCTGAGCTACGTCCAGCGGCTGCGCGGTGAGGTGCTCTCGCTTGTCGCTGCATACGGTGGCCTGTTCACCGTGATCAACACTGCGCGTGGCGCGGTGCAGGCGTTCAGCGCTCGCGAGGGCGCCCGCAACCAGATCGCAATCTCGGTCGGCAATGACCGCGAGGCCATCGACGCTGAGTACGAATACGTGCGGGGTCAGGCAGATCGCATCGGCGTCGAGTTCGAGCGTGCGATCCGCGGTTACGCAAAGTTCTCTGCAGCCGCGACGCTGGCCGGGCGCAGCCGTCAAGAAATTCGCTCGATCTTCGAGACGTTTACCGAGGTCGGACGGGTCGCGAACCTGTCGGCCGACGACCTCGATGGTGTCTTCAAGGCATTGGAACAGATAACGTCAAAAGGAAAGGTCCAGGCCGAAGAGCTTAGGGGGCAATTAGGGGATCGTCTTTTCGGTGCGTTTGAGATTGCCGCCAAGGCGCTGAAAGATCAATTCCCGGACCTGGACAAGGCGCTGAAGAACGGTCTGGTCACATCGGATCAGCTTGTCGCCATTGCCAACGAATATCGCCGCGTGGTGGCCGACCAGTTGCCCGCAGCCACGCAGTCGCTCGCCGCACAGCAAGCCCGGCTGAACAACGAACTGTTCGACTTCAAGCTCGCGGTGGCCGACAGTGGCTTCATCGACAGCTACTCCAACGCGCTGAAGGAACTCACTGCGTTTCTGCGAAGCGACAGCGGCAAGGCATTCGCCGATTCAGTGGGCGTGGCATTCAAGACGCTTGCCGACCTGTTCGTGCTGGTGCTGGACAACATCAACTTGGTGACCACTGCGCTAGGTCTGTTCCTGACGCTGTTCACCTTGCAGCGGTTCGCTTCGGGGCTTGCCGCCCTGGAGGCCATGATCCCCCTCTTTGTGACTGGATCGAGCGCCGTCGCGAGCATGGCTGCTGCCATCGGGGTGCTCAAGAAGGCATTCGCTGTGTTGGCCGTGGCCGTGGCTGCGTTCCAACTCGGCAGTTTCCTCTACGACGAGTTCGAGGTGGTCAAGGTGGCTGCGACCAACTTGGTGACCAGCCTCTTCAAAGCCTGGGCATTCATCAAGTCCAGCTATCAAGCTGCGATTGAAGCGCTGCCCGTGTTCACGGTGGAGGTCTTCAAGAAGATCGCATCGACGATCAAGAAGGCCGCACGCGGTCTGGTGGGCATCTTTGCTGGCATTGCAGAAGCTGTCGGCCTTGACGGCTTGGGGGCCTCACTGCGCGGCGTCGAGCGCAACATCGATACAGCCTTTGCGGGCTTCGGCAAGTCCGAGGGTATCGTTCGCGGTTTCCGGGAGAACCTCGCCAAGGAGCTTGCGCAGATCGAGAAGATTCGCGGCGAAATGATTTCCGACATCGGCCGTCCTGCGGCGTCGGGTCGTGCAGTGGCCTCTCCCACCACGGTCGGCAACCCGACGCCGCGCACAGGCAATGGTGAGCCCACCGAAGGTGAACTGAAAAAGCGCCAGAGCGAGATTGACGCCATCACGCGAGCGCTTGAGACGCTCGACGGCAAGATCAACCGCGCCGAAACCGACACGCTCGCCAACCAGATTGCCGCGATTGACTCAGACTACGCGGCACTGGCTCGGCGCATCGGTAAGCTCGGTGGCGAAGCTGGCAAAGTGTTCCTCGCTCAGTTGACCGAGAAGACCAACCTGCTTCGCACCCAGGTGATCAAGAAGTTCAACGACGATCTGCTTGCGGAACAGAACGCGCTACTCAAGAAGACCGAGGATGCGGAAGAGGCTGCGGGCAAGCGTGACCGGCAGAACCTGAGCGCTCGCCTGGGCGCCATCGTCAGTGACTACGCTGCGGCCTACCGAGAGCTTGAAGAACTCCGCTTAAAGTTCGTCAACAACAACCGCGACACTTCGGAACTCGACGCTCTGCGTGCGCGACTCGACTCTGCCAAGGCTCAGCGCCTGGAGCAAGAGAAGACCAAGTTCAACACGGAAGAACTCAACCGCCGCGAAGCACTGCTCAACGACACCATTGCAGCACGCGACAAGTTGCTCTCCGCTGTCAACGTGCAAAAGGAAGTCGGCAACATCAGCGACGTGCAAGCTGCCGAGCAACTCAACGCGATCCAAGGGCAGTACGTTCCCAAGATCAATGCCGCCGCTGAGGCGACGCGCTTGTGGGCCATCGAGAACGCGGCGATCTTTGCCAACCCCGAGCAGCAGGCCGTCTTCCTCGCCACCCTTGACGCCATTCGCGCCAAGGCCACGGGTGTGAAGACCGAGTTCAGCAATCTCCAACAGGCAATCATCACCGGGGGTGTGAGTGCGGTCAACAACGGCCTGAACCTGATGGTGGACAGCTTGCAAGGTCTGTTCGATGGCACCAAGTCGGTCGGTGAGGGCTTCCGTGGCTTGATCGCGAGCTTCGCCCAGTTTGCGGCCAGCTTCTTGCGCGACATCGCACTGATGATCATTCGTCAGCAACTGTTCAACGCGCTGGCTCGTTCGGGCAACCCGATTCTTTCGGCAGTCGGCGTGGCAGGTGGTGGCGTGTTGCACTCGGGTGGCGTTGTCGGCGAGACGCGCAACCGCTCGCGCAATGTCTCTCCTGGCTGGTTCACCAACGCACCGCGTTACCACGCAGGCGGCATTGCGGGCCTCGCCCCAAGCGAGTACCCCAGCATCCTTGAGAAGGGTGAAGAGGTGCTTTCCAAAGATAGCCCTCGCAACATCCTGAACGGCGGTGGCATGCCCGCAGCGGGCGGCGGCGCCCAAGGTGTGCGTGTGGTCATCGTGGACGAGAAATCCAAAGTGCCCGAGGCGATGAACTCGCCCGATGGCGAGCAGGTGTTCATGCAGTTTGCCCGCCGCAACGTGTCCACCCTGAAACAAATCCTAAAGTGATATGGCGACACCTGCATCCCAACTCAGCATCCCGGCACCCGCCAACGACAGCTTCGTCAACGGCGAGTTTGCCGTGGGCATCGCAGCTTCGGCAGGCACGGTGACTCGTCACTTCTCACGTAGGTTTGTCTGTGAGCGCTCAGGTCTGTACCAGATCAAAATCTGGATGGCGTCTGCGGGCACACTGAAGGTCGGGCCTGACCTTGCAGGCCTCACGCCACTCATCAGCGTACCGACAAACACCACGATCCAGACGCAAATCTATTTGCCCAAGGGCAGCAGTCGGATTGACGTGCAGGCCCAAAGCTCAAGCGCGGCATTCTTTGCGCTGTTGATCTTCCACCCCGACGAAGTTATTTATGCCAGTGCGGCCTCGGGCTGGGTCTACGAGAACACGGCGCCCCCCGCTGACGCAGATTTGCCCGGCAGCGTGAGTCAGGCCCTGACCGTATTCCCCATCTTGCCGAACTGGGCTGACGGCATCACGGAGCGGCTCAGCTACCTCACCGACATCCTGACCAGCGAAACCTCGGCCGAGCAGCCGCGCCTTTTGCGAATGCACCCGAGGCGAGCGTTTGAAGCGGCCTTCTTGCGCAAGGGTATCTTGCGATCACGACTGGACAATTTTCTGACGGGTATCGCCCGGCGCTCATTCTGGATGCCGCTGTGGCACGAGCAGTTCAGGGTCTTGCACACCTTGGACGAATCGACCACCTTCGTGCAGTTTCCCGCGAGCACGCTTGCGCTCAGGGAGTTTGAAGTGGGCGACCGCGTGTTTGTGAACAACGCAGACCCTGACAGCTTTGAAGTCCTGGAGGTGGGCTCCATCGACTACACACTTGATCGGCTGTATTGGAAAGCCGCACCTGCAAGCTCTTGGCCGGTCGGCACGCGCATCATGCCGCTGCGCAAAGCTCGCATCGTCGATCAGACGCAGATGCAGGCCCCCGTTGACCGCGTGGGCTTGGTGAGCATTCGTTTTGAGTTGGATGACCCCGAGTACCGCTTCGGCGCGTCCTGGGGTCAAGAGAGCCCTGTGTGGAAGTTCCGCATCAATCGGGGTGAGGATATTACTTTCAGCCAAGATCGCCTTACCTTCGCCTTGGACAACTCGGTCGGCCCGGTGGCATACGAAACCCCAGGTGATCGCCCCATGCTCACGATGCGCTCTTCTTTGACGCTGCGAGGTCGTGCGAATGTTGTCGCCTTCCGGCGCTTCATCGATCAGGCCGGTGGACGAGCCGGTCGGTTTTACATGCCCACGATGATGCAGGATGTCCTGCCTGCAGACGACTCGGAAATTTCGGGCTTGACCTTCGATGCGCAACCCGCTGGCTTTGTCGAATACCTGGGCGCAAAGAAGGATGCGCGGTGCATGCTTTGCTTCGTGTTCCGCAACGGCGGCGAGAGCATTTACCGCGCAGTCGATCAGGTGCTCAGCTTCTCAGGCTACGAGCGCTTTGTCCTTGAGTCTGCGTTGCCCGCTGTTCAAGTGCGGGACCTTGAGCGAATTCAGTTCATGGTCCCATCCCGCTTCGATCAGGACACGTTTGAGTTGAGCCACTTGGTTGACGACTCTGCTGCAGTGACTACGAGCGTGGTCACGCGCTCTGTGGATCGACAGGACCTGGGCGATCTTTGATCGTCAGAGATTCAACTGTTTGTGGATACAATGGCTTAAACGCCACCGTGCCATTTCCGGCTTGGCCCTCGGTCTGAACAATGAGCGCCTACCTCAAATACACCTTCCTTTACGAATTCGCGCTGGGTGCGAATGTTTGGCGATACACCGCCAACGCTGAGGATGTCATCGACATCGATGGGAACGTGTGGGAGGCGTCGGCCGTGTCCGATGACGGGGTGAGTCAAAGCGGCGAAAGCACGTCCGATTCGATGTCAATCACCGTGCCCATCGACATCCCACCTGCTCGCTTGTTCATGTTTGCGCCGCCTGCAAAGGTCATGGACGCCCGTATTCTCGTTGCCGAGTTCCAAGACAAGACACCCCCGCCTGTTTTGGCTGGAACCGTTGACGCGGCTCCGTCCAGGTTGATACCTGTGATCAATCGCCGCGTGCAGTACGTGGGCGAAATCGTGCAGTGCGGATTCCCCAGTCCTGGCACCGCTGTGTTTGTCGCCGAAACCATTTCGGCGTCGATGCGACAGGAGGGCTTGCGAGGTGGCTGGCAAAGACAGTGCCCGCACGCGCTTTACGACCCCCTGTCGTGCAAGGTGGACAAGGCTGCATTCGCCTACGCGGCCACCATTGTTTCCATCGGCGGCTTCACTGTTGTTGTCACGGGTGACGCGGGCACTTTCCCACTCAATTTGTCTGGTGGGTTGCTGGAGTTCAACCACCCGATCAAGGGGCAGCAAACGCTGATGATCGAAGCGCAGTCGAGTGACTCGCTACGCATGTTCGGGAGCATCTCGGACCTGTGGGTGGGCATGAGCATCACTTTGTATCCGGGGTGCAATCAAACGCCAGAGAGTTGCATCGCCTTTGGGAATCTGCCTAACTACGGCGGCTTCCCTGCAATGCCCGGCAAGTCGCCCTTTGATGGTGTTGACAGTCCAACTTTCTAAGGAACGGAAATGTGGGAAGCAATCTTTTATTTGGTGGCATCGTTTGTCATCAGCGCAGTTTTCACACCCAAGGCCAACAACCAAGGTCAGACCCCCGCTGCATTCGGTGACTTTGATTTCCCACAGGCTGATGAAGGCACGCCACAGGCTGTGTACTTTGGGGAATGCTGGTCAACCTCTTGGACGGTGCTGGATGTTGGCGATTACCGAGTGACACCCATCACACGCAAGGGTGGCAAGAAGTGAGTTCGATCCTGGTCACCTCTCAGCATCTGCGTGCAGCAAAGACTCAGCACGGCGGTTACTGCACCAGGGGCGTCGATCTTTGGTTCAGGCGCCACGGCCTTGACCTTCGGCACTTCCTGCGCGAAGGCTACGCAGTCGAGGTGATTGAAGCCACGGGTGATGAATTCGGTCTTCGGGTTGCAGCCGTTGCGCGTCAAGAAAACAAGGGGCAGTGATGGGTAGCAGCAAGAAACAGACAATCGGCTATCGATACTTGTTTGGCATCCACATGGGGATCGGTCGCGGGCCGGTTGACGCTTTGAATGAAATCAAAGTGGGCGACAGGCGTGCGTGGATTGGCAGTGAGACGGCAAACACATCGATCTACATCGACCAGTACGATCTGTTCGGTGGCGAGGAAAAGGAAGGCGGCATTCAGGGCAACCTGGAAGTGATGATGGGCGAGCCCAATCAGGTCGCAAGCTCGGGGTTGGTCGCCATGCGCGGCCCATTGATCCCCGGTTTCAGGAAAGTCTTCACGGTCTTCTACAACGGGATTGTTTGCATGAACAACCCCTACCCGAAGACCTGGAAGTTCAGGCTCAACCGAACGCTCAAAGGCTGGGACGGCCCTGTCTTCTACCCCGAGAAGGCGCGAATAGGATCGACTTATGTGTCAGGCTCACCGAGTCGCAAAGTGCTGGAGATGCCGCTGACCGATGACTTCGATACGGGTCCATTCTCGGACGGCCAGCCGCTGTTGACAGGCTCGAACTCGGGCACCTTCAATGGCATCTCGCTTCAGTTGACCCCTGGCGAGACCTTCATTGCTTCGCCATTGAAAAACGGCAGCGCCTACGTGTTTGGCGCGGGTTATGAGGCTGCGACCATTTCGGTCTCTGTGCAGATCAACAACCTGATCATTGATCCTGAAGAGTCGCAGGTGCTGGCTACGCTGCTTGAGGTCATCTACCGCATCAACAACGTCTCAACCTTCACCTACAAGCTGGGCATTGAGAACGTCGAGGGGGCGCCAGCGCTGGTTGCCTATGAAATCGACGGGCGCTTTCTCTCTGTCATCACGAGTGACATCCCGATCAATGCCCGGTTCACTATCGAGGTGAACAACGAGACGGGCTTGATTCGCTACCTCCAGGATGACGTGGTGATCGCCTCGACGGTTTTGCTTCCGGGCAATCTTGTCACTGCGTTTGTTTCATCCGATGCGCTCATTGCCCGCAACCTGTTTGAGTTGACCAGCTTCAACGTCTCGGACCTGAAGGTATTCATCGATTCGACGGTGGTCTATTCGGGCTTCTTTGCAATGAACGGGGCGCACATCATTTACGAGTGCTTGACCAATCGCGACTGGGGGCGCGGTCTGGATTCGAGCAAGCTCGACATCGAGTCGTTCAGAGCGGCTGCAGATCGTCTGTACGACGAGCAGTTCGGCCTTTGCATGAAGTGGACCCGCACTGATGCGATCCAGAATTTTGTGCAGCAGGTGTTGGACCACCTCGGTGCGGCGCTCTACCAAAGCCGCCTGACGGGGTTGATGGTCCTGAAGTTGATTCGTGATGACTACAACCCGGACCTCCTGCCTGTGCTTGACACGGACTCGGGCCTCCTTGAAATCCGCGATGTCGTGACGGGCATTTCCGGTCGGTCGATCAACAGCGTCACTGTCACTTGGCACGATCCTTTGGAGGATGAAGACCGCACGGTGATGGTGAAGAACAACGCGGCTATTCAAATGAATGGCGGCAGCGTGAACAGTACATCGAAGACTTACGCCGGTATTCCCACTGAGCGCCTTGCCCGTCGAATCGCTCAGCGCGATTTGCGAGCCTCAAGCACCGAGTTGCGCCGCTTCACTCTTGTGACCAATCGAAGCGAGCGCGTCTTTCAACCTGCTGACGTTTTCTGCATCCAGGACACGAAGCGGGGAATCCCCAAAACGGTGGTGCGCGTCGGCAAAGTCAAGGACGGCACGCTGGTCGATGGGAAGATCACGCTTGAAGTTGTGCAGGATGTGTTCGCACTCCCTGATGTCAGCTTTGCATCGGGTGTGCCCTCGACCTGGGTGCCGCCCAACAACCAACCTTGCATCGCTCAGCAGAAGGTCATCGAGGCCCCGTACTTCTTGCTTGCTGGACGCCTGACTGCCGCTGAGCTTGATTACATGAAAGACGATGGGGCCTACGTTGCCACCATGGTCGCAAAGGGCCAGCCCATGAACATCGCAGCATCGATTGCCGTGCGAGATTCTGCTGCTGAGCCTGACGACATTCCGCCAGATGGCTCTTTTGTTTGCGGGTAAAACGACATGGCAGCATCCGATTATGAAATTCGCGGTGAGAGCGGCCTGTGCCCGTTCGGCGTTCTCGCGCTCGGCATCGACCGAGAAGCGACCACCATCAGCATTGAAGCATTCCAAGGCGTAGAGCCCAACGATATTGTCATTGGCATGGGCGCTCTCATTGGCGACGAGGTTGTCAGAGTGATCGACAACCTGCTTCCAAACATCACAGTGGCGCGGGGTTGCGCCGATACCATCCCACAGGTCCATGCAGCATCGACCGAGGTGTGGTTCTTTTCTGAGGCTGCAGGAAGTGATGGCAGGGAGTACCTTGCCACCGACACAGTGGCCGTGAAGCTGCTGCCTTTCACTGCAGCGTCTGCGCCCGTTCCGATTGACTACGCCCCGCCGAATGAAGTGACTTTCAACTGGCGTGCCTTCCGACCCTATGCCCCCGGCAACTTGCAATGCCAAGGTGCACCCTGGTTCCAAGGACCCTTCACGACGCTGGGCGGTGAGACGGAGTTGCTGTTCACCTGGAACCATCGAGACCGCCTGCTTCAGGCTGACCAACTGATCGGTCACACAGAAGGAAGCATCGGCCCTGAGCCGGGGACCACCTATCGCATCAGGGTCTACGACAGCACGGACACCTTGGTCCGCAGCGTTGACGGCATCACGGCCGAGTCTTGGGCCTACACCGACACGATGCGTGCCGCCGATCTGCCGACAGGATCGGGCAGGCTGGTTCTCTACTCCGTTCGCGATGGATTCGAGTCTTACTCACAATATGAGGTCTTGATCGGTAACGGTGGTGGCGGTGGTTTGGGCGAGTCTCTCGGTGAGAACCTCGGTGGATAAATTCAGGAGCTTCAAATGACAATTTCACTTGGCCCAAAGTTGGGCATGTTGGTTGACGGTGCGCAGGGCGAGGTCCACTACGACCAACTGATGCGGACTCTTCGTCAACTGGACGCGCTGATCCAGCTTTCCGTGATCACGCACAGCGTTGGCACACCTCCAGGCTTCCCATCGGACGGTGACGTTTACATAGTCCCGCCGTTTGCGTCCGATGCGTGGTCGGGTGAAGACCGAAAGGTGACGCGGTGGAGCAGCAAGGAAGCCGCCTGGGAGTTCTATCAACCCGTCGATGGCTGGATTGCTTGGTCTGTTGAAGCGAACGGTCGCCTGTCGTTCACCAACGCTGGCGGTTGGGAGCCGTTCAGCACGGAAGTGGCTGTGCCCCCATCGGACCCCAGCGTTTTCAATTTCGTTTACGGGGGCGGGGGTCTCACCAACTCAGACTCGACGCTCTTCAAGAACGACTCGACACCTGGGCCGAACACCTATGCCGTTGCGACAGGGCAGAGCGTGGACAAGCGCTACGTCGAGTTCTCCAGCAGCAGCGCTTCGCCGCTCGCGGGTGACCATGTGGTCGGCCTCATCAGCCTGGGTGCGGGTCTGACCTCACTGAGCAGCGGGGATGCCACCAGTATCGACCTGATTGACCCGACGAACATCGCCTGGGCGAGTGACGGCACGCTCTACATTGACGGTGCCGCACAGACTTTGCTGAGTGCCTATTCGTCTTCCGACAGGTTTGGTTTTGCAGTTGACCTGGATGCTGGGTTGATCTGGCTCATGCTCAACGGCTCACCCCTCTCAGGTGATCCGACCAGCGGCACGGGCGGCTTCAGCCTCTTTGCCAGCGGTGACGCCTTGCCTTTCGCGGGCCTCTACGGCCCGTACATCGACATCACCCTGCACTCGCAAGCTGCGGATCAACTCTACCCACCGCCAACGGGCTTCGTCGCCTGGATGGCATAGGATTCCGGCTTGCGCTTAAAATCCACCACAGGTTGACGGGCGTACCAGCCGGAATGTTCGCGTGAACCTGAACGACAAGGGGAACCCGTGCCTGACGCCACTGAAAAGCAATCCAAGATCAGATTCGATGGGACCATCAACGCAGGTCACGTTCTGACCTTCGTGAGCATGATGGGCGTCGGGTTTGCTGTGTACTCAACCTTCGACAAGCGTGTGTTGGTGCTTGAAGAGAATCGGCGCTATCAAGTCCAGGTGGACCACGCGCAAGACCTTCAAGCCCGAACGGCCAGCGATCAAGTGAACACTGGTTTGCTTCGCCTGGAGCGTCAAGTCGAGAAGCTCAACGACAAGCTCGATGACGACAAGAGTCGGAGAACCGCACCATGAAGTTGATTTCCAACTGGCGCGATGCGCCGAAGTGGTATTCGATTTGGGCGGGCACCGTGGTTGTCTCGCTCGGCAGCATGGGCGCATACCTCACGCCTGAGATGCTTGCGGCGCCGGTCATTCTTTTGCCCGACTGGACCTACGGCAAAGCCCTGTCGGCCGTGACGGCGTTCTTTGGTGTGACCGGGATCATTGGTCGCTTGGTCTCACAGACCCCCGAGCCCAAGGTCGAGGAATGATCGAACACCTGATCAAGCTGGGCGTGCAGCCGACGCAAGCCAAGGCCTTCGGTGAACCACTCAAGGCTGCAATGGCGCTGAACGCTATCGACACCGAGGCTCGACAAGCCGCGTTCATTGCGCACCTGATGATCGAGAGCCAGAACTTCACGCGACTCGAAGAAAACCTGCGCTACACGACCGAGCGTGCGGTGCTCAGTGCCTTCGGCAAACGCGCCCTGCCGCACATGAGCCGCATCCTGCGCAACCCGCAAGCGCTGGCGAACTTTGTCTATGCCAACCGCAACGGCAACGGCGACGAAGCCAGCGGTGACGGGTGGAAGTACCGTGGGCGCGGCTTGATCATGACCACCGGGCTGGAAAACTACCGCAACACCTCGCAGGGCGTCGGCCTCAATGATGCCTACGTGTTGCGCCCCGACATGCTGACCCTGCACTCGGACGCTTGCAATTCGGCAGCGTGGTACTGGCGTGCGAATGGCTGCAATCAGGCTATCGATGCAGGCATGTTTGACACCACCACCAGGATCATCAACGGCAAGAAGATGATGCACGCCGAAGAACGGCGCAAGGGCTACGCAATGGCGCTCGCCGTGTGGAACGGAGCCATCGCGTGATCGCCTGGAGCGCTTTGCTGTTCAACAAGGTGACCTTGGGCATCGCCGTCGCAGGCGTGGTCGCCTGGGGCTACTACGAGCACCGTGCGGGCCTGTTGCAGCAGGGGTATGACACGGCCATGCGCGATGTGCAGGACCGCGAAGATGAGCGCCTGCGTGAACAGGTGCGTGAGACGGGTCGCCTGATCGGCCTTGTGGAAGGATTGAATGATGAAGCCAAGAAGCTCCGTGGTCAGGCTGATGAGTTTGCTGGCCGCTGGCGCAATGCTGAGCGCCTGTACGCCGATCAAGAAAGTGACTTTCAACGAAAGCTCGCCGACTCCAGCGCCCAGGCCGTCCGTGACTATGCCCAGGCCAGCGACCGAAATCTTGAAAGATGCCGACAAGACGTTGCTCGATTCGCGGGAGAGGCAGCGACAGGATCGATTGCGGCTCACACCCTGAGCGGCTTCATCGACCAGGGGGCCACCTGCACCCCAGCTAGTACGCAGTCGGCCAAATAAAGACTTGCAGCTTGTGCCGTTGGGCACAGTCGATCATCTGCTTGGTGCCTGGACTCTGCATGTCCCACACGGCCACCAGGGCATCAGCGTAAGCCGCCATGCGCTCGTTGCGCCGCATGCCTGCCGTCTTGTCCAGAAAGCCGTCAGCGCCTCGCCAGCCCGCAGGGAAGGGGGTGACGGGCAGGCCCGCATCGCTGAGTAGACCAGTCGAAGGTCTTTCAGGTGACGCGAGCCTGCGATGATGCACTTCACGCGCCGGTACTCCCGCCACCGCCTTCGCCGCGCTCGGTGGATGTCAGTTCATCGACCTCGACAAACTCAACCCGTGGGATGGGCACGAGCATGGCCTGGGCGATGCGGTCACCCCGGCGAACCATGAACAGTTCGGTTCCGTCATTGCGCAACGCGACCATCAATTCGCCACGGTAGTCGCTGTCGATCACGCCTGTGCCGTTGGCTAATCGCACGCTGTTTTTGAAGCCGTGGCCGCTGCGCGAGTAGACAAGCATGACGTGGCCCTCGGGCACCTCGAACGCGAGTCCGGTGAGAATTCGGCGCTGCCCACCGGGCATGATGCTGCAGTCCTCGTCGGACGCGATGTCAAAGCAGGCGGCACCCGGCGTGGCGTAGCGCGGCAGGGTTGCGTCGGATTGCAGGCGCTTGACTTTCAGTTCCTGTTCGCTGCCGTCAATCATGTCGATCATCATTTCATCCATTCGGGAGTTTTCGGGCACGGAGCCCAGCCTGTGTAGAAGGTGTCGCCGTGACGGTATTGACCGTAGATGGCGACACCGCCGATAGTCCGCAGTTGCACCTTGCAACCCTGCGGGCATGTCTCCAGCGGTTGCCACTCGTAGTCCAGGGCAACCGCGGCTGTGCGGTCTGAGTTCACGCGGTGATTCATATGCCCTTGGACTTGTGCTGCAAGTGCTCGTCGGCATCCGGCCGGGCAGGTGCGATCTTGGTCGGCACATAAGTCGGCAGCTTCATGACGTTGCGGTCAGCGCGAGGTGCCACCCAGTCTTGCGGCAATGCACGCGAGTACGTGCCGCCGTGACGGGTATCAAGCACGCGGTCTTTCATGCCCGGTCCCTTTTCAAGGAGAGCCACGCCCAGCTTCGTGATGCCGTAGCGGCGGGCCGAGGTCTTCACGTCAGGCTCTTTGCCGACTGCAGCGATGAGCTTGTTGCGCACAAGGCGGGTGACGGCGCTCGACACCACCGACTCGGGCACTTTGGCGAGTGTGGCGATCAACGTGTTGCGGCTCATCGGGCCTTTGACGAACGCACCCAGCACGAGAAGCGTGCGCGGCGAAAACTGTTTGTCCAGCACGGTGCTCATGTGTCGGAATCTCCTTGCAACAAGGCGCTACCGATCACCACGCCTTTGCCGCCGCCCATTTCGCAGGACGACACCACACGCTTGGCGCTGATTTCCTTCACGGCCTGATACAGCGTGGCGGTCTCCATGCAGCCGGTAGCGATCACACTTTCGACTTGGCGCTGCGCCAGTTGAATCGTGTCGGCCTCGAATGGGGTCATCAGAGACACGAAGCCGCCCTTGCCATCGGGGACGCAGGTTTTGTATTCGGCGATAAAGAGGCTCATACTTGCACCGCCCTTGGATCAACGATTTGGTAGCCCATGATCGCGGGGGATGCCTTCGGGTCCCAATCGAACGCATGGGCAAAACCCATTGCCCGCATGTTGTCGCTGAAGGTCACCTCAACGATGTCGCTGTATTCGATTCCGCTGGGGTACTTCTTGCCGTCAGCATTGACCACGCCCAAAGTGATTTCAGGCAGGTCGGGCTCTTCGGCAACGGCCCTCTCGAACTCGGAAACCTTGCGCTCTTCCAACTCGATCAACAGGTCAATGAAGTGGCGGGCCTTCCTCAGATCGGGGATGCCGCCCTTGTCGCGCCAGCGCGTGACGTACTTGATTACCGAGCCTTCGGCAAACGGAATGTCGTTCGCGTGGATGTACTCAATGGGTTGAATCTTCAGACCCCTGTAGTGACTGCCGCCTTCCTGGTGGGACAGTGCGTCTTTTCCGATTTCAATGGGCATGTGGTTCTCCGTTCAACAGGTTGTGGAATGAAAGGTCAAAGCTCGTCGTCGAGGTCTCTGTGGTTTGGGTTCAAAACGCCATGCTCGGCGTTGGGAATGTTTGCTTGATCGCGAACGCGCAGGTAGGCGGTCCAGGCGATTGCAACTTCTTTGCTCTTGGTGAGGTCCACCTTCTGACCGATCAGGTCATGGAAGCGCTGCAGTTCGGCGTCGGTGCGGGCGGTGATGATGACCTGGATGTCGGGCTCGTCGTCCATGCTGCAATCAACGATCAAGCCGACCGCCTTGCCAACGTAAGCCGGTGCGCTCACGGCGTTGAACGCCATCACCTGATGGATCGCCATGCCGTCAAAAATCTTCACCTTGCTCACCAGTCTTCTCCTTCGGCGGTCGGTAGTATTTGGGTCATGCTCCACTGCTTGCCGAAGCAGCCCGCGAGCACCTTCGCCTCATGCACGGCGTCGTCGAGTGCGTGATGCTCATAGCCAACGAAGGGGATCGATTTCTTGTCGAACCCACTGGTGTCCAGGATCGTGCGCAGATCGCGAACCGACCAGAATTTCCACTGCTCAGTGAATCCCGGCATGCCTATTGCGTCGTATGCGTGCTCAAGGATCGAGATGTCAAAGTGCGAACCGTTGCCCCAAACGCAAGCACCCGAAGGGCGTCCACGAACGAAGTCATTGAGCCCGCGCAGTGCTTCGTAGAGAGTGACGGCCTTCGGGTCGTTGAACACAGCACGCGCCCCCTGAGTACGGTCCTTGTGCATCCACCACGCCAACGTGCCGCCAGTGACCGCGCCACAGCGCAGCGCCGTGTCCAGGTTCACGGAGTTGTAGTAGAGCGGGCCGATCTTCCCGGTGTTGCGGTTGAGGGCCGCTGCGCCGATAGACACGATTGCCGCGTTTTGCCGATGACCGAGGGTCTCCAGGTCAATCACGATGTCGGTTTCGCGATTGCTCACGATCAGGCCTTGCGCTTGTTGCGGGCCTTGGCCGCGTGGCGCTGGTGCTGACGCACGCTGGCCGAGTAACGCTTGCCAACGGGCGCACGGCTGCGGCGCATCCAGGCACCCGTCCCGAGCCGGTCGCTCTTCGTGTCACCGGGTGCCTGCTGAGTGCCGCGCTCAAGCTGATTGCTCACGCGGGTCGTCTCATCGGCTATGAGCACGCGGGTGTTGGTTTGGCTATGCCCCACGAGCCCAGCGCCCGACATGGCGAGTGCTGCAAGTAGTGCTGATGTGATGCCGCCTTTACGCATGATTTGATTCCTGTGTTGAAGTGATAACGAGATGTGGAATGTAGCAGAAGAATCAACCGTTTGTGGAAACGGGGGCGAAATCTTTCGCGCAGTGGCAGTTGCCGTCATACCCTGAGCACTTGCGCACAAGGGCGGTAGGGAACGACATCTGGCCTTTCACTTCGCCGATCAGATCGACCTTCCACATCGGCCGATTGCCGTCAGCGTCCCAGGCATCGAGGATCACCCCGCATTGCGGTGCGCCGTGATACCAGACCTGGACACACTGGCGCAGTGGCTTGCGCTCGCGTGCGGCTTCTCCGCAGGCCTTGGCGTGGTCTTGGTGGGTGTAGCAGGGTGAGGGGTCGTGCATCAACATCATTTGTCTCCATCAGACGTTCGTGGTGTGCCGTGGCTGCTGTAGCCACTGTCGAAGGTGTAGTGCAACCCCTGCGACACGTCAGCCGTTGCGCAGCGTCGGTGAGGGCAGGTTAGTGCCGAGCATTCCCAAGTGTCGCTGCGGCCGAGTGGCGTGGTCGCACTCTCCTTGCGAGCGCAGACGCTGCACACACGCGGCTCAGGGGGTTTGCGCTTGATCATTGGGTGATGCGTAGACAAAGGTTCGGGTGAATGGGGCGTGGCCGTGAAGACGGAGTGACGCCTGTGCGACTTCGGCCTTGCTCCAGTTGCGCCCCCACATCACCACGCTGCGAGGAATCGCTGAGCGCCAGCCGGTGAGCCACCCACGACCACAGATGAATGCGGCGTTGTGCTTCCTGCCCAGGCTCGTGAGCGCAACGATGGTGTGACGGCACATGCAGGGCGAAAGCACGACAACCTCGTGCCCCATGCTCTCCAACAGTTCGCGAGCCTCCTGCTCGTCTGCCAGTGTGTTGGTGAAGATCAGCGGCGGGCTGTTGAGTGCGATCAACTGCGCCATCTCTCTGCTGTCATCAACCGACCAAGTAAACGCCAAACCGAGGTTGTCCATTGCGATCACAGGTCGTCATCCTCTTTATTTAATGTGTTAACGAATGTTTCATCACGATACTCGACCCAGGTGAAGCCCTTGCCCTGCCCGCCCTTGAACCTACTAAATTTGTGCATTGGCAGTTGCGGCTCTTTGTCGTCGAACCATTGCACCACCCAGGTGTCGTTGTCCAAGTCGCTCTCGCGCCACTGGACAATCCGACCTCGCTCCGGTCCGTTGAAGATGATCTTTCCGATGACGGGCATGCCTGCTTCGCGCAGGACGTTCATCATCAGAATCGAGTGCATCACGTTGTGCTGATGCCGCTGCATGTGATCGATGTCGATGCGGACCTCGATCATTTGGACACCTCGATTGCTGCCCGAATGCCCTGGAAAACTTTGGAATGGCGGATTCGCGAGCCCGGCAAACGAGGGGGCGTTTTGGCAAACTTTGGAATATCGAAAGTGGCCGGAAGCCGCGCCGTTGCTGGCTTTTGGCATGGGCCTGTCACGCCGGGGGTCGCGGGTTCGAGCCCCGTCCACTCCGCCAAAATGTCGTTGTAAATCAACAGCTTAGATAAAGCCCGATGCGAAAGCAGCGGGCTTTT